TAAAGTACCCGCCGTTATATCCGCTTGTAATTTTTCTAATAAGTCGGTACCTAAATAACTTTGTAAAATGGTATCTTGGGCCTCTTTTATATACTGTATAAAAATATCGGTATCTATTGAGCCGTTAATATTTGTAAATTTTACCGCGTCTTGTCTTGAAATTAATAATACTGTTGCCATTTTTTAAACGTCTTTGGGTAAATTTTGATTACTTGGGTTATATCCTTTTAACGGCATATTGTTAGGAAAAATTCTAACCTCTTCGGGGTTAGTAACTTTAAACCCTAAAATACTTGCGTCTTTTGTGCCTATCTTTTTAAAGCCCGCCTCTAAATTGTCATAATCTACGGCAAAAGTTAAACGCCTAAAAGCATGTTTACAACGTGGGCCGCCTTTATATTTAAAAATATCGTAACGGTTACGCGAGCCTTGAGGCCCAAAACCGGGGTTTATTGTACTACTGTTATTCATGCGCTCAATGTCCTCTACTCTATAAACTTTGTTCGCTCTTATCATGGCTTTACAAAATGCACGCTCCGGGTTTTTATTGCCAAAATACTCATAACGTACCTTAAAATATTTAGTATAGTTACTTTTTTTGATTAATGCGTCTTGTTTACTTTTTGCGTTTGGAAAGGCTCGGCCTGTTTTTACTAAATTTATAACCTTATTTAATAGAGTACTTTTTTCGTTTAATTTAGTTTCAATTTTTTCTAAATGCTCGTTTAAAAAATCCTCGTTGTCGGGGTTAGCCTCTCGATCATCTACTAAGTGCCAACCCATATTAATTAAATCGTCTTTACTTTCGGCCCCGTTAATAATTTCGTCTAACTCGGTTAAACCCTCTTTACTCATTTTATAGCCGGTTTCCTCTTCTTTTACGTCTTTATCGGTAATCTTTTCAACGTCGATAAATTCGAGCGGTTGTAACGTCTTAAAATATAATTTTAACCCTACTATATTATTAAATGCTAATATGCGCTCTATAACCTCTAAAATGCTATTTTGAGCCGGTTTAATTATCATATTATCAAACAAAGTCATTGAATCTTTTAACTCGTCGGCATTACTTGAAAAACCATTACTTGAACTTATGCCAAAAATTAGCGGGCTCGTTATATTGTGGCTAACCAAAATACGACTTTGGGCCAACTCGTTTACATAACTGTAATGATCGGGCCCGTCTGTTAAACTCACGTCCTCGACGGTCGTTTTACTATTTTCGTCATGGTTAAAACTAATTATTATTTTTTCGCCTCGGGCTCCTGTTAACTTTTCTTTTACCTTACTTGTAATTATATCTTGTTCCGAGGGCGTTGGTATTCCTGCGCTAAAATTTATTATTTTCGTGCCCGAAAAACTGTTATCAATTTCGTTACATAAATAGGCGCTTAATTCTTTTTCCATGTACGCATAAGGTAGCCCCGCGATATAATCCGGTGCCCCAAAATATTTTAAACCTACGCAATAATTTTTTAATACTAAAATTTCTACTTCGTCGTCTGAATAACCAAAAGCCGAATATCTTACCGGCGCATATTTTCGCGTATTATTCCAGTCATTAGAAAAATAATAGCCCTCAATGTTGCCCGTTTCTTCGTTGCATTTTTCGGGTGCCAATAAATTAATTGGAATATGATAAACCCGCTTAATGCGTTTATGATCTTTTGTATAATGTACTTGAAAAGCCGCTTGGCCTAATAATTTGTAATCAAAACAAAACTTTTTAATACAGTCGCTTTCAAATATTGTTTTAAATTGTGCATACTCGCCGGGCTTTTTGTCTGCTCTTAGGCTTTTAACCCCGCCCCCATATAATAAACGCGAAATATTATTTATAACGGCGTTATTTGTTGCGCTACTTTTATACATGTCAATTAAATAGTCGTAATAACTATTATTATCGGAATATAAAACATAGTCTTTTGACGGCGTTTCTATTATTTCGGGTGCCTCTTCGGCTCCTAAATTAATAACGTGTAAATTTTTATCGTTACTCATAAATTATAAAATCATTTGCCCCGGTGTTATGTTGGGTATATTCGTTATTATTAACGCTATATGTATCGTTGTTTTGATTAGTGCAAAATATACGGCCGTAATATACTATACTTGTACCGTTTTTTACTAAAACCCTGTAAAATCTATTTTCTTTTAAATCAAATATCGCGCTTATAGTTTCAAAATAATCATTACTTGTATTACTGGCTATTGTTACGGTTGTTTCTGTATTTTCGCTTTCGTCTTTTACTAATAAAGTATCATAAGTTTTTGACCTTGGTATAAATTTCAAGTTTTGTGCGCTTGTTGTCTTTTGTAAAATAGTCATATATATATAACTTTATAAATGTTTTTTTGTTTTTAAAACGCAAAAAAGCCGAGTATAAAACCCGGCTAATTATAGATATAGAAAAGAAAAAAAAGAGTATTTTTTACGTTGTTTCTATTGTTATCGCTCCGCCCATTAAAGCCGTTAAAGCCGTTTCAGTTGATGCGTTAAGAAAATTCGGAGGTGTAACCTCGTTTGCCTCAAGCGTTACGGTGTAGCCTACAAAAGAATCAAGCGAGGAACCGGCGCTCATTGTTCCGCCTGTTACGTCGCAACCTTGTTGTAATCCCATTAAAAAGAATTGATTACCGCGAGTATGCACAATGCAATATGGACGCCCGTAACTCATCAATTTAATGTTTTTCGTTGTCTTAGTATCTTGTTTTTTAATAGCTATGTTTAAAACAGAATTAAAGAAACTCGTTCCATTTTCGCGCGAGGCTTGAATGTTTGTTTCTAAACTGTTCGCATCTGCTTTTAATTCGAATTTATATAGCGTTGTACTACCGGCAGCTATTGCGGTAATTACGTCGCTTTCATGGGTACTTCCAAAAGTAGCGTTTGCCTCTACGTCTAAGTCATCGAAATTGATAAAATAAACCGCTAAAAGCCCGCCTACGGCTGACTTGCAGCCCTCTAATTTGCCCCCTATTAAGTCGCAACTCATTGTTTTTTAGGTTTTTAAATATTTATACTTAAAGGGCCTATTTAGATAAATAAACCCTTAATTAATTAATCTTATGAATAAAGTACGCAATCCGCCCCAATAGCATATTGTACGCCTGCTTGTACGCGTGCTACAATACGCACGTTGTCTGAGCCGTCGGTTAAACCCATGTCAATAACGCGAATATCTCCGGCATTTGATTCTAGAGCGCAACCGTAAAACAGGTTAGTAGATTCCGCCGCAATAGCGCAATTTGCTGCCATGCCCGGGCTATGTTGTAAAGCAACGCCGTTGAAAGAAAGATCGCCGGAATTATACCACATTGTACCGTTATTTTGTACCCCGTTGTTAGAAGTTGCCGCTACTGAAAAACCGCCCAACGCCGCAACGTAATGTTTGATAAATTCAGAAGAACAATAAATTCTTAAATCTGGGCTACCGAAGAGAGTGTTCGGTATTGCATCATAAATTTTTTGTAGCTCCGTTACACAGTTCGCCGTCGTTATTGTAGTACCTGTTACGTCGTTAACTGTCGCGTCTAATAACATTAAAGTTTTAAACCCGTCAAACTGTCCACTTACAGATTTGTCGCCGTTCCAGATTGATGACTCAATAGAACTCGCGATTTTTTCCGTTACATGTGCAACCATAAAAGAGGCAAAATCTTTTGGTAATTCGCTATACTGTGAGTACCCCATTTCGGCCGCCTGCCAGCTAGCCCGGAACGTTTTTTTGCACAATTGCACGTTTGCATTTAGTTCCTTGGTTTCTAAAACCGCCTCGCTCAATGTAACGGTTGTCGCGTCGTCAAAGTTACAAGTTGCATTTACTAAAATGTTTGTACTTGCTACTTTTTGTAAAACTGTTTTATGTCTTACGTTTGGTAAAATTGTAATTGTACCTTTGTCAAGTGTCGGAGCGCTTAAAAGTGCCGCCGCCTTGTACCTTTTTGAAAATTCGCCGCTATACGACGTTGTAATGCTTTCAGCCATTTTTTTATTTTTTTATTATTTAATTATTTAATCGTTGTTAATTCGTCTTATAACCGTATCCATAATTGAAGGCGGTCTATTTTTTGCAAATCTAAACCCTTCGACTTCTTTTTTAGCCTCGGGGTTGTATTTAATTCTTTTTGGTGCCTCTTCTTTTAACTCTACCTCTTTAGCCTCGTTTGCTTTGCTTAATTCAGCTTTTAAAGTTTCGATTTCTTTGTTAAGTTTTTCGACTTTGTTAAAGTGCATTTCTTTACTTACCGTTTCAATAACTTTTTTTGGTGTATTTACTTCGGTGTTATACTCTTCTTTGTCCTCTTCTTTTTTAGCCTCTTCGTCTTTTGGCTCTTCGTCTTTTGGCTCTTCTGCCGGCTCTTCTGCCTTTGGCTCTTCTACCTCTTCGACTTCTGTAATACTGTCGATAATACCCTCCTCAACTACTGTAAATTCGCGGTCATCTTCTAAAACATACGTACCGGGCGCAACTGGGATTTTTCCGTCCTCGGTTATAATGCTAACCATGTCGCCTTTTACAAAACTTTCGGCCTCAACTATTGTTAAACCGTCTTTTAATTTCATTTGTTTTAACGTTACCTCTTCGGTCATGCCTAAAACTGTTTTTATTTTGTCTAAAATATCCATTTTTTTAACTTGTTTTTATTGTCCTAAATTATAATCAAAACGTTTTAAATCGTCTGCTAAATCAAAAACGTCAGTTGCTATGCTCATAGCCTTATCAAAGTTTTTAATCGCGCTTGCCGGTACCCCTAAATCGTCGGCCTGTTTTTCGGCTTTGTTTAAAGTGCTTTCGATTTTATCAGTAATTTTTTCAAATTTTGCCGCC